GTCTCGTGTGAAGACCTTGGCGGGATCATCGTCGTGAAGATCACGCAGCGCGGGCTCGACGTCGCCGAAGGCCGCGCTGTTGTGCCGGGCGTAAAGCGTCCGGGGCCGGGGTTCTAGCTATGGGCCGGAAGTCTTCACTCCGTCGGTTGCCGCCGGAGATTCTGCAAGAGGTCAACCGCCTGCTTTCGGAAGGCCGGGCTACGCTTGCCGAGATTCTTGAGCATTTGCGGGGCATGGGCGTTGAAACGGTTTCACTCTCCGCGCTCGGACGCCAGAAGCAGAAGATCGACAAGGTGGCCGCGAAACTCAGGCAGAGCCGGGAAATGACCGAAGCGCTCGTCAGGGAGATCGGCCCGTCCGTGGTGGAAGGACAGCAGGGGAGGCTCCTTGTCCAGACATTGCGCGACCTGGTGTTTGACCATCTGGCGACACGGGTTGAGGAAGGGGACGTTGACGATCCGAAGGCTCTTATGGCGCTGGCCCGGACGCTCAAGGATATGGCGCAGGCAAACCGCCTTGATCAGGACTTCGAGGCGAAGGTTCGGGAGCGGGTGGAAAAGGAAGTGAAGGCGAAGCTCGACAAGGCCGTTGATGAAGTCACGGGCAATCCCGAAAATACGGCCCTTTCGCCTGCGCAGCTTCGGGCAAAGCTCCTCGAAGCCTACGGCGGCGCGTGATGGAAACGCCGATCCTCTACCCCTACCAAAAGGCCTGGCTTGAGGACGATTCCCGCTTCAAGATCGGCATGTTCGCCCGTCAGACCGGCAAGACGTTTACGACGACGCTTGAAATTGCCCTTGATATGGCGCTTGCGGAACTTGAAGGCCGCCGTACGCGCTGGGTCATTCTGTCGCGCGGGGAAAGGCAGGCGCGGGAAGCGATGGAGGAAGGGGTGAAGCTTCACCTGCGGGCCATGAATGCGGCCTTCGACGCGCTGGAAACGGATTTCCGGCTCGAAGACAGGACTACAGTCCGGGCTCTCGAAGTTTCGATGAGAAACGGCTCCCGCGTGACCGCGCTCCCCGCGAACCCAGATACGGCGCGCGGCTTTTCCGCCAACGTCTTTTTGGACGAATTCGCCTTTCATAAGGACAGCCATGCCATCTGGAAAGCCCTTTTTCCGGTGATCTCAAAAAACGGCCTGAAACTGCGGATCACATCCACCCCGAACGGGAAAGAAAACAAATTTTTCGAGCTCATGACCGCCGAAGACGGCGCATGGTCCCGGCATGTGGTGGATATCTACAAGGCCGTGGCCGACGGGCTTCCCCGCGACGTCGGGGAACTGAGAAAGGCTCTTGCCGACGAGGACGCGTGGGCGCAGGAATTCGAGCTTCACTGGATGGACGGCGCGACGGCGTGGCTATCGTGGGAGCTTATCAACGCCGTGGAGGATGAAAAGGCCGGACGTCCCGACTTGTACGCGGGCGGGCCGTGTTTCGTCGGTGTCGACATAGGCCGCCGCCGTGACCTTTTCGCCACCGTGGTGATCGAAGAGGTGGGCGACGTGCTCTGGGTTCGGGAGATTGCCGAGCGGCGGGGCGCGACGTTCGCGGAGCAGGACATGATCCTTGACGATCTCATGGCCCGGTATCGCGTGATGCGCGTTTGTATGGACCAGACCGGTATGGGGGAGAAGCCCGTGGAAGATGCGCAGCGCAGGCACGGCACAAGCCGCGTCGAGGGCGTCCTGTTTACGGCGTCCGCGAAGCTCGGCCTCGCCACCGTCGGTAAACAGGCGTTTGAAGACAGGCGGCTCCGCATTCCGCGAGGCGTACAGACGCTCAGATCGGATCTGCACAAGCTGCAAAAGGTATCCGGCCCCACGGGTGCACCCCGGTTCGTGGCTGAATCCGACGACGCCGGGCACGCCGACCGCACGTGGGCTCTGTTTCTCGCCCTGTCCGCCGCAAACTCCCCCAGGATCGAATACGGCTACACCCCGGCGACGCGCCGACGGGACACGTCCACCTTCCCCGATGACGATGAAGACTACCAGAGAGGCGCATGGTGAAGACTTTGTATGACGCGGACGGGAACCCCGTCGACAAAACCCGGCTCATTGAAGAAGTGGCCGCCCCCACTGTAACGGGGGTTCGGCAAATCCTTTCGGGGCATCCCGCGCAGAATCTGACCCCACAGCGGCTCACGGCGCTTCTGCTCGCCGCCGAACAGGGCGACGCGCTGGCGTACCTTGAGCTTGCCGAAGAGATGGAAGAGAAAGACCTGCATTATCGGTCAGTCCTATCCACCCGAAAGCTCCAAGTTGCCGGGCTTCCCGTGAAGGTGGAGGCCGCGACGGACGCCGCCGAAGACGTGAAGGCGGCGGATATCGTGCGGGACTTTATCGACACCGGCGTTCTTGCCGAAGCCGTGCAGGATATTTTGGACGCCGTGGGCAAGGGCTATTCCGTCTGTGAAATCATGTGGGACACGGAAGGGAAAAGCTGGTTCCCGTCTTCCATTCTTTGGCGCGATCCCCGCTGGTTCGAGTTTGACCGGCTGGACGGCGTGACGCTCCTGCTCAAGGGGGAAAACGGCCTTCCCGAACCGCTCGCGCCCGCGAAGTTCATCACCCATATCCACAAGTCAAAATCCGGTCTCCCCATTCGCGGCGGCCTCGCCCGGCCCGTGGCGTGGTACTATCTGTTTAAAAACTTCGGGATCAAATCATGGGTGCAGTTTGCACAGGTGTTCGGCTTTCCGCTCCGCGTCGGGCGCTACGGGGCGGGAGCGACGCCGGACGAGAAGGACGTGCTGCTCCGCGCCGTGCGGAGCATTGCACAGGACGCCGCCGCGATCATTCCGGACAGTATGCGGATTGAGTTCGTGAACACGAACAGTACCGGGAACGTCCAGATTTTTAAGGGACTCACCGAGTATTTCGACAAGCAGATTTCCAAGGCCGTCCTCGGACAGACCGGCACCACGGACGTCGGGCAGCATGTCGGCACGGCGAACGCCCACGAGCGCGTCCGGGAGGACATCGAAGAGTCCGACGCAGCACAGCTTGCGGCGACACTGTCCCGCGATCTTGTGCGGCCTTTGGTCGATCTGAATCTTGGTCCCCGGCGGCGTTATCCGATCATCAGGATAGTCCGGGAGAAAAAAGAGGACGTGAGCAAGTGGATCGACAACGTTGTGAAGGTGGCAGCCGTTGTCCCGGACTTTGCCGAGGTGTCCGTTGTACGCGACAAGCTGGGCATCCCGCAGCCCGCACAAGGTGCTGCAACCATCGGAGCAAGCCCCGTCAAAACCGAAGAGGACGCGCCCGGCAAGGGGGCGGCACCAGTAAAAACGGCGCAATCCGTCCAGCCTGCACAATCCGCGCCGGAACCCGACGCGATCGACCTAGCCGTCAAGGAAGAGCTCGGCGACTGGCAGCCGCTGGTGTCCCCGCTTGTCGATCCGATCCTTGAGCTTGCCGACCGCTGTACGTCGTATGCCGAGTTTCTCGCGGGATTTCCCGACGCCCTGAAAAAGCAGAACGCGGAACCGCTCGCCCGCGCGGCGTCTTTCGCCATGTTCAACCAGCGCGTGAGGGGCCGCAATGGCTGATTTTCCGCGCATTCCTTTTGACGAGGCGATCGAGGCGCTGAGACGGCGCGGCACGAACCTGTTCCCGTCCGACCATTGGGCGACGGTCTGGCAGGAGCAGCACCACGCCGGATTTACCGTTGCCCGCTCCGCCGGGTTCGACATCCTGAAAGACATTCACGGCGCACTCGTGAGCGCAATGGAAAACGGCACAACCTTTGCCGACTTCAAGCGCGACCTTATCCCCACGCTCCAGAAAAAAGGCTGGTGGGGCCGCACGGCGGTCATTGATCCTGAGACGGGGGAAGAGCGCACGGTGCAGCTTGGCAGCGTCCGGCGGCTCGAAACCATCTTTGATGTGAACATGCGGGTTTCGTTCGCGCAGGGCCGCTGGGAGCAACAGCAGGACTTGAAGGACACCTTCCCCTACCTGCGCTACGAGGGCATCCTTGACAGTAAAATCAGGCCGCAGCACCGCCTCTGGCACGGGATCATCCTGCCGATCGACCATCCGTGGTGGAGGACGCATTACCCGCCGAACGGCTGGAAATGCCGCTGTGACGCCGTGGCCGCTTCCGATGACGATCTGCAAAGGTACGGCTGGAAGATAAGCGACGATCCGGGAGACGAAGGCACGGTGACGTGGGTCAACCCCGCCACCGGGGAAGTGATGGACGTGCCCGTGGGCATCGATCCCGGCTGGGCGTACAATCCGGGGGATACCGACCGGGCGGCGCAGCTTGGGCGCGTCATGCTTGAAAAACTCGTAAAGCTCCCCGTACCTCTTGAAGCCACGGCGATCATGCAGGCGGCCCCGCTTCTTCCCGAAACCGAACTTGCCCCCGGCGGGCTTGCGCCGGAAATGGTGCGTCGGCTTGTCCGGGACGGCTTTGACGAATGGGCCGAGAATCCCACGGTTCCGCTCCCCCTTGCGGTGCTTTCCGCTGACGACGCGGCCTCAATCGGTGCCACGGCCCGGATAGCCTGCCTGTCTCCCGCTTCCTACGCAAAACAGAAAAGCCACCATCCTGAACTGACGGCGGCTGATTATGTGCTGGCGCAGGAAACAGTGGAAAAAGGAGAGCGGTTGCCCCAAGATGTTAATAAAGTGGCATTCGTCCTGAACCGTCCGGGCGGGCTCGCCGTAATCGTAAAGGCGACGCGGATTGGTGATGAACTGTATGTGACAAGTCTGTACAGATTGAGCGAGAACGATTCCCGGCTGAAAAAGGCTCTCAGGAATTTAGGCAAAAAATAAGACGGGTGGAGGGGCCTGGCAGGAACCCCACAATGCGCTCCGGTTTCCCGTGCTACGGCGGCCAGAATATCACCGTGTCGCACCCGTCTTGCAAGACAATAAGGAGAGTTTCTCGAAAACGCAAGATTCGCCTTCAGCGCGCTTGTTTCTTCTTTTCCTGAACATCGGGCCGGATTCTCCATTCTAAAGCAGCCCGCCCCGTTTACAGGCGTTCATAAACACCCCTCCCGTCCAGACTGCGCCAGCGCGTCCAGCCAAAACATGCCCGGAACATCTTCCGGATATGTTTTTTTGCGGCCTTTCGTAAGCTCCCTCCATGAACAGCCATGTTTTGAAATCCTCCCACGCCGTAGCCCTCCCCGCCCCGGCAAGCGGGAACGCCCCGGACTGGATACAGGTGTTTCCGTCCGGGGCGTTCTCGGGGCGTGACGGACGCGGCCCCTACACCTGCGATCCCGCCGCCGTGGTCGCCCGGACCCGTGAGCACAACGGGCCGATCGACATTCCGGTCGACTACGATCACCAGCTTGAGCACGCCACCCAAAACGGACAGCCAGCCATTGCAGCGGGCTGGATTACCGAGCTCGCCGCCCGCCAGGACGGCGTGTGGGGGCGCGTCGACTGGACGGACAAGGGCAAGGCCCACGTCGCCGCCCGCGAGTACCGTTATGTTTCCCCGGTCTACTACTACGAGCGGGGTACCGGGGAGATCCTCGCGATCGAGTCCGTGGCACTCACCAACGTTCCCAATCTGACCGGGCTGAAGGCGCTGGCCTCCAGAGAGTCTGGTCCGAATCCTTCTACAGGAGACACTACCATGTCGTTTCTGAAAACCATGGCTTCCGTTCTCGGCGTGACCGCCGCCGAGCCCACGGAAGCCGCCGTTGAGGCCGCCGCGCGGCGCGTTATGTCCGACGTCGGCACTATGAAAACCGCCATGTCCGTCATGGCCGAAGCCGCGAAGTCTGACGACAAGACCCCCGGCGGCGTCGCCAAAGCCGTACAGGCCGTCGCCGCCCGCGCCGAACACCCTGACGTGTCCAAGTATGTCCCGGTCGAAACGTTCAACGTTGTAAACGCCGAGCTTTCCCAGATGAAGGCAGCGCAGTCGCTGGCGCTTGTCGAACAGGGCAAGAAGGAAGGCAAGATCAGCCCGGCGCTCGAAGGCTGGGCCAAGGAAGCCGCCGCAAGCGATCCCGAAGCCTTCAAGAAGTTCCTCGCGGTGGCCCCGGACCTGCGGCCCGGAAAGGCGGCGCAGACGACGAGCGCCACGCCGCCGGACGACGCCAAAAAAGCCAAATTCGACGACACGGCGAAGGCGCTTTGCCGTGCGCTGGGTGTTTCTGAAGACGACTACGAAAAGGCTACGCAGGCCGTGAAGGGAGGCGATGATGGCGCTGACGAGTGATCGGGATACCGTGCGCCGTAACGGTGACGAGTTCGAGTTTGAGGCGGCTTCTACGGTCTACGCCGGAAGCATGGTTTGCCTGAATGGGGACGGCAAACTTGTGCCGGCAAGCATTACCGCCGGGCTGTCCCCGGTTGTGGGCGTCGCGCAGCGGCAAGGCAAGGCTGGGGAGAAGATACCCGTGCGCCGGGGCGTCTTCGCGTTCGAGCCCGCATCCGGAGACGCGCCCACGCTCGCCCAGATCGGCGCAACATGCTACGCGGCGGACGACTGCACCGTCCAGAAAACCACGGCCTCCAATGCCCCCGTCGCCGGGATCGTCTTCGACGTCACCGACGAGGACGTCTGGGTCAAAATTTAGGGAGCTACCTATGAATATCAACCGTTCCACCCTTGAGCAGTTCTATTTCGGCGTGTCTGCCGCCTTTCAAGGCGGTCTCGGCACCGCCGAGAGCCAGTATGAGAAAGTTGCGATGGTCGTACCGTCAGGCACGCGGGAAAACGTCTACCCGTGGCTCGGCACCCTGCCGTCCATGCAAAAATGGGCCGGGGATCGCATCATCCGCAACCTGAAGGCCCACAAGTACAGCATCGAGAACGAAAAGTTCGAGATGACGATCGCCGTGAAGCGCGACGATATCGAGGACGATCAGGTCGGCATCTACGGCCCGATGTTCCGCGACATGGGCGCGCAGGCCGGGCTCCATCCGAATCAGCTTGTGTTCGGGGCGCTCAAGAAGGGCCATGAGCTTCTCTGTTATGACGGCCAATACTTTTTCGACACGGATCACCCCGTCAACGGTGCATCCGTCTCAAACTCCATCACGGCAAACTCCGACGCGGTGGAACCGTGGTTCCTCATGTGTACCACCCGCCCCGTGAAGCCGATGATTTTCCAGAAGCGCCGGGAATACGAGTTGAAGAGAAAGGACGCGCCCAATGACGACAACGTATTCATGCGTGACGAGTACCTCTATGGCGTGGATGCCCGCGTAAACGTGGGTTTCGGTCTGTGGCAGTGTGCGGTCCGGTCTACGAAGCCGCTGACGAACGAAAATTACGCCGAAGCCCGCGCCGCGATGATGGCGTTCACCAATGACGCAGGCGATCCACTGGGATTGGTGCCCAATCTTCTCGTTGTTCCGCCCACGCACGAATCCGCCGCGCGCAAGGTTGTCGTCGCCGCACTGACGACGGGCGGGGCTACCAACGAATGGGCCGGGTCGGCGGAACTTCTCGTCAGCCCGTGGCTGTAGGTGCCGCAATGATCCGCATTACCGCAAAGAAAGACGGCTTCCGGCGGGCGGGTATGACGCACGCTGGAACGCGGGAATACCCCGATGGAGCATTTACGGCTGAGGCGCTGGCGGCCCTGAAGGCCGAGCCCATGCTCGTGATCGAAGAAATCCCCGACGCCGGGGAGCCGAAGCCAACCACCCGGAAGAAGGACTAGAGCCATGACCTACGCCTCGTATGACGATCTTGTGACCCGGTTCGGGGAAACGAAGCTCACCCAGCTTACGGATCGGGCTACGCCCCTCGCGCGCGTCCCGGACAGGGGCGTCATTGAGGCGGCTCTTGCCGACGCCACGGAGACCATCGACGGGTACGCGGCGGGCCGTTATCTGACCCCGCTGTCGCCCGTCCCGGCTCCTGTGCTCCGGTGGTGCGCAGATATGGCCTTCTACTACCTCCACACCGGGACTGGCAAAGTCCCGGACGACGTCCGCAAGATGTTTGAGGACGCGCTCGCCGGACTCAAAGACATGTCAAAAGGCGTCATCGTCTTTCGGGCTGAGGGCGTGCCCGCCGCCAACGTTCCCGGCGGCGGAAGCATCAAACTGGACGCTCCGGCCCGGATATTCACGCCGGAAAGCCTCAAGGGGTTTTGAGCATGATCAGCGTCAAGGCCACAAACGGGACGGTCACGCTGTCCCTTTCCGCCGGGCTTGAGCGTTTTGAGGCTGAAAAGCCGCGCATCTACCGAGAGATCGGCCAGTCGCTCCTTGTGAACATTCGGCAAGGGTTCGAGGCCGAACGCTCACCGGACGGTGAAGCGTGGGAACCGTTGAAGCCCGCGACCGTACGCCAGAGAAAGGGCGACGCCCACCCGATTCTCCAGAGAAAGGGACGGCTCAAAAAGACAATCACATGGAAGGTCGGCCCGGACAGTGTCATTGTCGGCACCAACCTCGTCTACGCGGCGGTTCATCAGTTCGGAGCTACCATCAATCGGGCTGCGGGTGCGACAAAGCTACACTTCCGGCGCATCAGCCGGGGAAAAAACAAGGGACAGGTGCGCTTTGCCAAGGCAACCGACAAGCGCGCCAAGTTCGGTATGGCCACAGCCGCGCATACGATCCGCATCCCGGCCCGCCCGTACCTTTTTCAGCGCGACGGCGGAATCCCGGACGGATGGAAGGCCGCGATCGTCGGTATCGTGATGAAGCATATGGAGTTCGACCATGCCTAGTTTGACCGAAGTGCGCGACGCCGCCGTGGTGCTCCTGCAAACCGTTCTCCCGGACTTGCTCCGCGTGGAAGCGTTCTCCGGGGAGATCACGATCGACGCCGTGGCGGACAAACGGCTTCCGGCGGGCGTGTCCGTGCTCGTCGCGGCCCTTGCCGCCGACAACGACGCGGCACCGGGGACGCTCGACTTTGACGTCGTCGGTTCGTTCGGCGTGCTGGTCATTTCAAACAACGCCGCCGGGGCCGAGGATGCCGAAGCCGAAGCGCTGGCGGTAGCCGAAACGGCGGCCCTCAGCATCCACGGTGCAACCTTCGGACTCCCGGTAAGTCCCGCCGTCGTGCAGACTCTTGAAGCGGTACACGCCGAGGCTTTTGCCGAAAACAACTATAGCGTCTGGACGATCGTCTGGCGACAACAACTCGTGTTTACCGAAAGGACCAACGATGAATCTCTATGACACGCTGAAAGACAAGGTCCAGCTTGCCGCCCGCGTCCTTGCCCTGCCTCTCGGATGGGAAGGCGAGCCGTTCGTGCCGCCCCATGCTTCACACCTGCGCGCGCAAGTCGTTTTCGAGAACCAGAAGCAGGCCACGCTCGGTATGAGCGGCCTCACCCAGATCAATGGACGGATCGAGATCAAGGTGGTGGTCAAGGCCGGGGAAGACGCGCTTGCCGCCACCCTTGCCAATCAGATTGCCCGCCGGTTCCCGCGCGGGGACGACATTCGGTTTGATTCCGGCACGGCCACCATCACCACGCCCCGCAAATCCGCGCCCGCCTGCGACGGCAAGCGTACCGGGGCCGTGGTCAACATAGGCTTTTACGCCCTTCAAGCCTGATAAGGACAGCATCATGACCATGTACACCATCGCATCCGGCGCAAAACACGGGCTCCGGTACGTCAAGGAGGCGACGCCGGGAACGACGCCCGCGTCGCCCGCCATGACCGAGCTTAATCACAATTCCTGCTCGCTGACGCTCACCCGCGACACGTTCACGTCGAACGCCCTGCGCCACGATCGCCAGATCCCTTTTCACCGTACCGGCGTGGACAAGATCGCCGGGGATATCGCGTTCGAGTTCGGGGCAAAGGAATATGACCCGTTCCTTGAAGCGGCCCTTGCCGGAAACTGGACGGAAAACGTCCTGAAAGCCGGTGTCGCGGTCCATGCCTTCACGCTTGAGCGGGCGTTTACCAATATCAATCAGTACGCCACGTATACCGGCTGTTTCGTCAATCAGTTCTCGCTTTCGGTAAAGCCCAATGAAATGCTTTCCGGCACACTCTCCATCGTCGGGCTTTCCGGCGAGCGGGGCACCACGCCGCTCGCGGCGTCCCCCACACCGGCGGGCGAAACCGATCCGTTCGACAGCTTCAAGGGCTCGCTCAAGATCAACAATCAGGCGATCGCCGTCGTGACCGGCATTGATCTGACCCTCGCCAACGGGATTGAGCCGCAGTACGCGATTTTCGACCGTTCGGCGAAGGCCGTAAGCTGGGGCCGCAGCACGCTGACCGGAACGCTCTCGGCGTTCTACATTGACGGCAACCTTCCCGAGTATTTCATCAACGATTCCCGCGTGAAACTGGAATTTACCCTTGAGCGCGGCGAGTATTCGTACACGTTCCTCATCCCTTCCATCACGCTGACCGGCGCTGACGATTCCGTGCAGTCCGAAGGCCCGATCCAGCTCAATGTCCCGTGGTCCGCCGCGCTTGATCCGACGCTCGGCACCAATTTCCAGATCACCCGCACCGTCCCCCCGTCGCCCCAACCCGATCCGGACTCCGGCGAGTAACCCTTCAACCTCTCTATAAGGATAGAGCCATGACCAGCGCCACCGAAAAAGCCATGAACGAGAACACGGCCACCCTCAACGTCACCTTTGACTTCACCACCCGCGACGTCGCCAAAAAGGCCGAAGAAGGGGCGGAGCTCGAAGTGCTTGATCCCGTCACCAATGAGCCCGTGGGCGTCTTCATCACGCTTGCCGGTGCCGATTCCGCCATTCACCGCAAGGCCACGGCCACAATCGCCAAGCGCCGCCTGAGCAATACGAAGGGTTTCCGCAACCGGGCTCTTGATCCCGAGAAATTCGAGGCGGAAGGCATCGAAGTGCTCGCCGCCTGTACGCTCGGCTGGAAGGGCGTCGTTGTTGACGGCGCGCCCCTCCCGTGCAGCCGCGACAACGCGATCATGCTGTACACCCGGTTCCCGTGGCTGCG